AATAAATCCATTTTAGTTAATGGTATCTTCTTCTCAGCAGCAACCTTTAAGAAGCCACCTATTAAGTTTCCATTTTTATCAAACTGTGCAATGTTTGAGTCCCACAGTTCTTCTTTCTTAACTGCTTGTGATATGCTTTTAAAATCAGGATTACCTGTTTTAAAAGATCCAGGACCCCCTGATTTAAAATCTCTTACCCACTCCTCTGCTTTTCTTGCACCTGCAATCGGGTGTCGTGCAATGTAGTCCCAAAGTGAAGAACCAATTCTATTAGTCTTACCCCCACGAGATAGTGGTGCTTGATAAGCTATCTTTTTAAGTTCGTTTGATCTAGCGATTGCAACTTGTCTTAATTCATCTTGGGGTTTGTTTTGAGCAACAGTCATCGCCCGTCCTCTATCCATTTTAGTTGGAGCTATCTCTAGAATATCTTCAACTTCATCTTTAGGACTGGTTCGTGAAGCAGGAGCCTTAGGTAATTTAATATTAGCTATTTTGTTAATGACTCTACCGATAGGGTTCCTAAAAGCCACGGCTCCGGCACCAGCTAAAGCCATACCTGCTAAGCCTCTAGCAGCTGAAGGGTCGTAAGGTTCTGTGTCAGATTTATTTAAAGGTACAGAAGATGTAGGTTCATCCTCAATGGTTTCAACCTTTTGTAAATCTGCTAGTCCAGCCATTGTTAGTCAATCAAATCTTTTATATAATCTGACCCTTTACCAAAAGATACTTCACCACCTAAACGTAATTTAGCACTTCCTGTTTTTTTCTGTGAACTACTTTCTGTATTTGACAAAGTAGCTGTAGAAGTAGTTGCAGGTGCTGCTGTTACTGTTTTCTTTTTACCCTTAGCAATTCTTCCAACCATAGCTAATGGTGATAAGAACTCTAATCCTTTTGCACCACTCTCTTTAGCTTTTTTATATACTTCGACACCTAAGCCCATAAATGCTTTTGTAGGTTTTTTCTTTGGCACCATAATTTTTTCTTCATTAATATTTGCGCCTTCACCTGTTGTTGTATCTATTTGTAGACCTCTAGGTAAATCTCTAATATTGTTTTTTTTCTCATCTCGACCGTATTTATATTTTTTACCACTCATATTTTCTCCTAATAATATTTGTACTCCTTCGGCACATTATATAATTCTTCTTCATGATCATTTAAAAGTTCTATGAAGTTTCCCTGACGGTATCTTAACACGGCTTGTGTGGTGCTGTCGACATAGTCATCGTGAGCTCCGTGAGGAAAAGCTGCACATTCTTCAATGACTTCTTCAGCAAATTTCTCATCATCTGGATAATATATTTGGCCACTCTCAAATACTGGGGCGGTAGCGTTGACCCGTGAATGCTTATCCTTGCCCCTTGATGGTACAAATGGAATGACAGGAATCCCCATTCGTCTGAACTCTTGCATGAGTGGTTCTCCTGTAGCCTTAGCCTCAATGATCACGGACTCCGGTTCCCAGTATTTATACTGATCCATGGCTATTGCTTTTAGTTCTGGAAAGTCAAACTTACCTTTCATTGCATCTAATAACACCATTGCAGGTTTACCATCTTCTTTGGGAAAGAATACTCCCCAAGTAGTAATGGCTGAGTAGTCAGCAGTTTCTTTTGCACTGAATGCAGTATCATAAGATTGAATGACATGTTGTAATTTTGGCATCGTAGGTTTGTCCCAAGGTATCCACCATTCTCGTTTTAAGATTGCACCTTCTTCTGATGTCGGATTCTGCATGTATTGTGCAGACCAGTTTCTAATCGGTAGAGACGCTTTTACTTTTTCTAATTCTTCTAGTTCCCAATACTCAGGCCATACAGGTTTTCCTGAATCTAAAATTGCAGGAAATGAAATTACATTCCATTTGTCAGCACGAGGCTCTTTTTGAGCCTTGATTAATCTTCCTGTTAAATCATCCTCAGCCCATCTTGTCATTACAACTACAATTGAGCCTCCAGGTTGAAGACGTTGTCTTGGTCCTGATACATACCAATCATATGCACGTTCCATAGCAGACTCAGATAATGCGTCTTGCTCCGTATGTGGATCGTCAATAATAAGTAAGTCCGCCCCTCGTCCTGTGATAGAACCGCCAACACCCGCTGCAAAGTATTCCCCACCTTGATTGGTCTCCCAACGTCCTTTTGCCTTACTATCTTCTCTTAGTCTAACATCTCCGAATATATTTTTATACTCCTTCTGTTCCATAAGGTTCCTAACTTTAGAACCAAATCTAGATGATAATTCCGCGTTGTGGGAAACCTGCATAATTTTTAGTGTGGGAAACTTCCCTATCATCCTATCAGGAAACTATAAGGATTCAAATTCTTATTTAGTATGTCTAGGGGGCATATTGATAATGAGCCTCCCTTTTTTTGTATCTGAAATTTTTGTAAACTCTGAAGCTATATGTTGATGGTGCCCCCACTTTTTGGGACTAGGATCCAATCTACAAATAAACTCAGGCCAAACTTCCTTCACAAAATATATAAAATTATCCTGGCACAACTTTATGTGCTCAATCCATTTTTTTTCTACAGCTAATCTAAGCTGTTCGTTCGTCAGTAATTCTTTTTGCATTGGGTCCCCTTTTACTATACCTCATAATAAAAATACAGTCACTACATCTATTCGACAGAGTTTAAAGCACGAACCTCGCTATAATCACGAAAGCTTAGCGTGGCTACAACATCTTGTGTAAAAGTTTGATTTTGGTTCTAGATTTGGTACCTCTATTGAGGTGCGTCAGGTGTCCGAGATGGCAGGTGAAGGTGCAGTTGCTACCCCGAAGGGTAGCAACTAAGGTGCTTACTGATCAAAGTTTTGATCGGTTCGTATTAATTCAAGGATAGGTCTTAAATTATTAACAAGCTTTTGTTTTAACTCATTAACAATAGGGTCATTAGGGTACTGTATGATAATCTCCTCAACAGCACTCTCTAATTGTTTATACATGAATTGATAATTCAACCCACTATCAAGCGAGTTAGTACTCGCTTGTTCAACCTCATTACTATTCTTTTTATTCTCAATAATAGTATTAACCATTTTAACTAAGTTAGACATATTAATTTAACTCCTTTTGTTGAACTTTAATCTTAATCTCTTTAGTATCCATTTCAACTAAAAACTCCTCATATAACTTAGGGAATTTCTCCTTGAACTTAGACACATCAAATCGTTTCATTGTTCTTTTGATTAATTGAGCAAAGCCCTCAATACCCTCAACTTTATCAATGATGATTAGATTAGATTTAATTGTTTCAAACAACTCAACATGAGTTGGTTTGATTAAGTCATTAGCTTTTTTTTGTGCTTTGACTTGTTCAACACTATAGTGAAAATTCACTATGTCTTGTTGTTGTACTTTAGTTGCTTTAACTTGTCGTTTAGCTTTCTTAATTGTACTCATAACATTTCTCCTTTTTAAGTTAATTGTTATCCCATGTTTATAAGATATTAAAAAGTTTATTCAACAAGTTTTTTACATTTATTTAATTTTATTTCTAGCCCTCTTAAACTTCACATATAAAGAAATAGCTTGACTTATCTGAAACCCCATTCCGTACTGGTGCAACTGGCCAGCAGCTAAGTTTAGTTTAAGTAAGAACGCCGACGGTGTGGGCGTGGGTGTGGCGTGGGTGTTAGCCCACGCCGACCGTATTAACTTAACATATACGGAAACCGTTTGACTGTTCGCAGAACTCAATGAACTCTTGAACATTCTCCATTGTAAATGGATAGCTTGAGCCGTACGAGTATTTACTTTGTATCCAATCCCAAGTGTCGTGGTCGTCCTTTGGATAGTCAGCAGGGGCAAGATTAGTTTTGTCGGTTTCTTTCTCTACCTTTGCCCTCAACATCTCGTGACATCTATCAACGAACTTATTATTCTTTTCGGCTTTTTCCATTTCCTTTTCTACCTCAATGATAACTTTGGATACTGTGCCGTCCTTAATCAAAGCTTTTAATTGTTTTGCAATTTGCTTTGCAGTTTGTTCATCTACCTCATGCCCACTATTAGATTGCCAATGCTCTTTATCCGTTTCAGTAATAACCCCTGTTTGCTCACATACAAAGTCAGCAAGTCTTCGCCACCACCAAACATTGTTTCTAAAGTATTCGCCTTTGTCTGTTTTATGATTACCTAATGAGTATAAATCAAATCCCATTTTATTTTCTCCTTGTTAAGTTAGTTTCCTAATTCCTATCATATCCCATGTAGTAATCAAGTTTTATTTTTCAGAAAATTTATCCAGCTCCACCAAACTCCAGCTGCAGACTGGGCTCCTGACCTAGTTCTTCTATCTCTCTACATTGCAGATGTCGTCGTGGGTGTGGGACAGAGCTTCCTGATCCAGCAGCCTCTTCCCAGCTGGCCAGGCCAGTAGCTTGGTTCACACAAGGTACCGTACGAGCAGTGCCTGCGTGGGCGTGGGCTCAGTGACCAAGTCCTGTGCATCCACGGATCAGGGCCACCAGTACAAAGATGTACGTCCACCCGGCAAACCTAGGGAAGAACACTAATGGCGTCAGAAGAGCTAGCAACCATATCAAGCAGCCTCCTGTGCGGCCAGCTCCTGAGCGCAGATCTCAACAGCCAACCATACCATACTGTTCTTGAAGGCGGTGGGTCCACGGATGTCCTTGTCCAGCAGGTAGAAGACTGACTCACCAGCGGCATCCGCTGCGTGCCTCACCTGCTTCCACACATCAGCTTCGTGCTCATTATAGAAGGCGGTGGTCTCTACGTAGTACGTGAGTCCTGGAACTCCGCCACTACAGCCGTGCTTCGCGATGTCAGAAATAAGGAACTGCTCATGCAGTTCCCCTTCCTTTAACCATTCTTTTATCGTCCCCATGTGATGCCCTCCACGTCTGTCTTGAACTTCACCATCTGTCGATGCTGTAGCTTAGTAAGTACTTTAGGTACATTGTCTAATGTGCCTTCACCCTTGAGTCGAGATCCTTTGGTAATCCTAACCCACATCTTCTCGTGGTGACCTCTATGCTTGAACCATACGTATACGTAATCCTGCATCTTTCTCTGCCTTTCAAGGGCTTTGATTTTAAAGTAAGTTTCTTTTCCATGCTCTGGACAAGAGTAGACGATGTTACCTTTCGCTTCTTCAGAGTCTAGTGGATCTCTCCAAATGAAGTTATCTTCAATGTTCTTTTTAATGTTTACCATATGATAACTCCTGTGATTGTAAGCAGACCTACCCATAGGAATGCAAATATTAGTTCTGGAAGTATTGTGTTCATTTCTTTCTCCTTTGTTAGTTATGTAATAGATAAGACATGATGGGATAGATGTCAAGTTCATCTTTCAAATAAATTTTTCCCTGATCCACAGCAGCTTCCAGCTGCAGACTGGTGCCCAGCTCCTGAAGGTTTAGTTCAGGACAGCAGGTTAGCTTTGCAGATGGGAATGGGGGCGTGGGTCGAGAAAGGAAAATGAAAATAAACCATACCCACACCCTGTAGGAACATACCATTTCCTGACCAGCAGCGCCAGATCCCAGTGCCCAGCTCACCAGGCCAGAGTTTAATAGTTCAAAAGTGTTGTGGGAGTGGGAGTGTGGGCGTGGGCGTGGGGTCAGGCCTCACGGCTGCTTCCACGCGGTCCCAGCTGGGATGCGAAGGTGATTAAAGTTTTAAGATCCGTGTGGCGGGAGAGTGGGACGGCGGTACGGGACTCACGGCTCACGGCCAGAAGTTCATAGGGCGCCTTCAAGAGGGGCCTATTCAAGATATACGCTCTACCACCTGCTTTCAAGTATTTAATATGCCAATTGATTTGGTACTTTGACAGACCACAATTCTTGCTGGTGTTGGCTTTGAGTTCAAGCCAAAATACTTGCTTGTTTACGACACAATGAACATCGGGAATACCATTTACTGTGCTAGATTCTACGCGGGTAAAATGCCAATTTTTATCTAGGTTTTTAAGCTGTTGCCATATCCTAGTTTCTTTGTTTTGAGCCATATCTTAATAGGTCAATAATTACAAATTTTGCCTAACACAGGTTCATTAAATACTGTGTGAACAACCCAACTTTCATTGTCTTTTGGATTTAATCTTTCCGTAATTGAGAAATTATTTTTCCACCAAACATCACAAGATTGATTGATTGCGAATGATTTTAAGGTGTAACTGCCATCTAAATTTATAAAAATGACACCTATACGCTCATTAAAGCTTGATGAGTTTAGTGATGACGG